ACTGGATTGCAGCAACTGCACCGGCTTCCATTTCCAGCATACCGAAACGGCGAGTAGCAACGATCAGAGTAGAATCGCTTGCAACTTCGTCATCAGTACGAACAGTAATGTTACGAAGGTTACCAACAATGAAGTTTCTCATGTTAACAACCAGACCACCAGTAGCACCAGCACCCTTAGCAGCGAACTCGTCAGAAACGATGATTGGGGAACCGTTAACACGAGCAACTTCACCGGTTAGGATGGTTGCGCTGTTAGGACCAACATCGAAGTACTTACGCATATCGGCATCTTCAAGAAGATCGTAGTAAGCGTCAGTAGACAGAATGTAAGCAACATCAGCTGGGCGCATACCGTAAACACCTAGAAGACGACGAGCCTTCTGAAGGTCAAGAGCGGTAAACTTATCACCACCACCTACGGACAGGTCATAGGTACGGGAATCGCCAATAGCGTACTGAGCAAGGCCCTTGATTGGGTCAGCAGCAGTAGCACCAACGCCACGAAGCAAGCTACGATCGGAACTACGAGCCATACGGCGCATAAGGTTCTCACGGATCAGGCCGATAATTGGAAGAATGGAATCTTCGGTTTCTTCGGCGCCGATACGGTCAGCTGCGGACAGCTTGTGAGCAGTAAGGGTAAGTTCAGTTGGACGGTTACCAGCATTAACAGCAGCGGTAGAGCCAGAACCCTTAAGGTCATCAACTGGAATGTAAGAAGCATAGCCTTGTTCTGGAACGATTGGAAGACGCATTACAGCGTTGTTCATGTTGATAGTACGGAACATAGGTTCAACAACTAGTTCACGACGAACATCCATCCAGAAGTTGGTAGCAAATTCGGTTTCCCAATCTGCATTGTTAATGGTGTGATCACCTGGAATGTGTACAGCAGCGTCGGAGCTGTTAAAGCCAGCAGCCTTAGTACGCATTTCCTTACCGAACTTGGTATCTTCAATATTCTTACCAAGAATACGAGCTAGAAGAACAGCGCTTTCACGATCTTCGCGAGAGACTGGGCCCTTGTCGCTTCCTTTAGCATATTGCATCTTAGAAGATTGAAGAGCCTTGATTTCTTCTGCCTTAGCAGCGATATCGGCTTCGTACTTCTTAAGGGTTTCTTGTAGGCTGGTAGACTCATTTGCAAGGGAAGCCTTAAGGTCGGCTACAAGCTTTTCAGTCTGGCTAGCAACTACGGTAGCAACGCTAGTAGCGATAGCATCTTTTTCTGCCTTTGCGCGATCTTCAGCTTCCTTAGCAGCCTTTTCTTCAGCAGCCTTACGAGCTAGTTCTTGGGCAACGGCCTTTTGCACCATAGACATGTCAACTACATTCTCTGGTGTATTTTCGATTGGTTGTGGCATTTTATTCTCCTGTTTCTTAAAATTAAGGTCGTCGCTACGACCAGCAGCTTTCAATTGTTTTGCAATACTAAACAAGGCATCCTGGTTAGCAGGGACACTTACTACAGAGAGCTCGTGCATCTCTAGCTTCGTAAGTACAAATACGTCTCTGTCTTCATCCCATTCTAAATCCTTTAGACGGAATCCGATAGAGAAAGTTTTAAGCACGCCGGCCTTAACCATAGCGTATACTTGCTCATCAGAGGCTTTATATACTCTAGCTGTAACGTACAAACCAGAGCTATCTACTTTTACACTTGTAACGTTACCAATAGGACGTTTATGGTCATGGTAAGCTAAAAGTATAGGATTTTTCATGTAGTTCTTAAGAGCGTCTGGATCTTCCCATGCTGAGCCGGGAATTACATCCCCATGCCTATCTTCAGAATTAGTCGAAGCATATCCACTAATTTCAACATATTCTTCGGAAGAACCTTCCCCAACAGCCTTCGTATCGAAGTGAGCTGTCAGATTAAACTCTTTTTCTAGGAACTCACTCTTTGCTATCGGCATTTTGTGGTCTTCCTCCTGAATTAGGGTCTTGGTTACTGCCTGCTACGTTAGCAGGAAGGATTAAGGAATCAGCAATCTTATCGCTAGATTTAGCGTATCTAATTTCCTCTCTAGCCTCGTTTCTAGTAATGATACCGGCATTAACAAGAGAAGCAAGGTAAGCCCCTCTTTCTCTTAAGTCTGGTAACAAGGCTTGAACTTCGCCAACAGCGGGTTTAAGGTCGTAACCAAAATACCTTTCAAAAGCAGCAATAAACTTACTCATGATTGGCAGTACTGTTGTCAAATAGAACATCTTAAGATTAGGTTGAATGTTGGCATTATTACCTGAATCAATAAGAATAGGTGGAACACCTAAAACTTCAAGGACTTTATATTCGCGCTCTTTGTAGGCGTTATCAAAATCAAGCTCACGGTAAGTTTGCTGATTCATGTTCTTGATATCCATCTCCCCATCTAGGATTAAAGGACTCTTACCTCCATTTTGTGGATTGTAATTTTGTCTTAGATTTTCCTTGATACGTTGCTTACTACGTTCGCCTAGAACGTTTTTGCTAGTAATAACTACACCAAGAACTGTTCCGTTCTTAAAGTAATTAGTTTGATAAGTGTTCATCTTATCCATAATGCCTAAAGATTGCATACACGCTGTAAGTCTAGAAGTACCTACATAAGCATTGTTAGCTGCGTTTTCCTTAATACGAATAATTTCATTAGGCATGTATTCTATTGGTACACCATTAGGTGAATAGATGTATTTTTCTACAAGATTAAACTTCCCTGCTACCACTTGAACTTGATCAGGTGGTAGGCGGTACATGTATCTACCATCAAAATAGATAAGGGCAGTACCTGTTAGCAAGTAATCCATACAAAGAAGGGAGAAGAATTCTACCCTATCTTGGTCAGGGTTCGGTGCCACATTTAATAAATTGTAGAAAGTTTTAGGCTGAAGCGCGCGATTTTCATTCGAAGGAATGAATCCTGCGCGAATTGGGCCTACATCAATAGGTATAGAAGCAAAAGAGTCTACTATAAGATTAACTCCACGATTTACCACCTCAAAAAGATTGTAAGAGTTTCTAGCGTTATAAGTAGTTCTACCATTAGGCTCTTCAGTACCGTTGTAATTACCCTCAGAAGAGGGCGGCATAGCCTTAACTCTCAGTGCTGTTAGTAGTTTTTGACCCCAGTTCATATTTATCTCTCTGTTTTACTACCCAGCGTTTCTGCTTTTCGGCAGTAGGCAAAGCAGGGTCTTTACCGTATACGGAGTGTAACTTTCTATGGTGCTCTACACAAAGACATGCAATCTCTTCTTTAGATACTAGCTTATCCCAGTACTCTTTATAGAAGTCTCCACGGATTTCCATGATATGATCAGAGTCTCTAACTACGATCTTATGGTCTCG